CTTTCTCCAACTCTGCCAATATCGCCGTCTTCTGGTCGATAGTTGATCTCGGAGGGAACTTCACTCCCTGCCGCGCCGCCTCTGCATCTAGTTCGGCGTGGGTGGGTCTGGCGTTCGGCCTCTCTGCCTCCTCATTTCCCGCTTTGGCGGTCACCATAGGCAGGATCACGCCCAGGTCTAGCAGCCGACGAGCAGCGCCCTTGTCCATTGCCGGAACAGCGTCCCCTGGCGCATACCTATTACCGTCGTGATCAAGCGGCTTGACAACAACATATGATGCCATTATCTATCTCCTCGTTATCAGACGACCGTGGCAACAAGCCACGAGTCCACGTCCGGCATTTTAGGCACGGGCAGGCAGACGACCTCAATGAACTCCTGGTTACTGGCCTTATCAGTCCACGCTCGCGGGATTCGTTCTCCCACGTAAGTTGTCTTGTCCTCTACGTCGTAATACGCTGCGTAGAGCATCTCCGCCCCGATGTTTCTTGCGGCGCTGGGGAAGAGGACGATTTTATCGGTCGGGATCAGCGGTGTCTCGACGCCATTCGTGGGGTTTATGTACCACTCAGGATACTCATAAATATCCACGCCGAGCACAGTGCCGATATAGACAGCGCCGCTGGGTAGGTCGGCGACATCAACCTGGCCAAATTTCGCATAGCGCTTGTCCATCGCTTTCAAAAAGCCTTCGTCGTTCAGGAGCGCGTCCGCAGCGCCCTCTCCGCAGACCATCGTGTCAGAGCTAACCCCCGACTTTTTGATGTTGGTGTTTTTCCAACCCCGGATATTCGCCAGCACGTTGCTGGCGCTCTGGCCCCAGCGAGACGTCCCAGACAGTGTATCCGTGTTGGTAAACCCCAGATCGATCTCGTCTGAGACCCCCTCTCCAACGATGGGGATAACGCCCGTGGAAAGCATCTGGGCGCACATAACCTCTTCAGTTCTAGTTATGGCCACGTCGTGCTCGCTCAATATTTTCGCACGCAGCGCGGCAGCGCGGTCATCAGGAGATTCCGATCCGCCGATAACCTCGCCCGGCATCCGTTCGAACGCCTCGGAACCGTTGAATGTGCTGCGAGGCGTGATCTGCGGAGGCTCATACCTCTGCGTGTTCATATGCGACTTCTCAACGAGGAATCCGCCGATGTGTTTGTTGACAAACGGAGCGAGCGCCCGTTTGTTTTTCGTCACGTCGAAAATCACGTATTGAGTTTCAAACGTGGTCGACCGTCCGCCGAACAAACGTTCCCGCAGGAAGGTTCTCGGCCTGGGCGTCAGTTTCAACGCCTCTAGCTGCGTAGCTGTTGTATAAGTTCCGACAGGCGGCATCAGTTCACCTCCACAGAATCTCGCAGAATTATCCCGATAGCCTGAAGCGCGGCGCGGTGATCGTCTGCGTCGTCAGTGCCCCCGAATGTGAGAGCACGCTCGTTGAATTCTCCTTTGATGTAGACCGCGCAAACCACATCGCCGGTTGACGCGTCTACATTCTGGGCGAGGATGGCTGCGGCTGTTCTACGGCCATCGTCTGTTCCGTCCGACTGCACCAGAACGAATTTTCCGCCGGATGTCAGTTTTCCCAGCACGGAGCCTCTCCCTAATACCCCCGCACCCGACGCGACTACCGCACCTATCGCAATATGATTCGGCCCGGCTATCAGGTTATCGGGGGTGCTGGCTGTTGACGAGTATTTATTCATTTTTTTCTATCCTTTCTGCGCGGGTTTGCCGCGCACATTTGCGATTGCATCGACTAATTTGTTGACGAGGTTCCTGGACGGATCCTCCGGCTCTGCCGGTAGCGGTGATGGCGCGTCGTTTTTGATGCTGGCCAGCCTGACCGCATTTTTGACGACGCCGGACTTCAGGATCGCCTGCGCCACGTCGCCGGGCGCGGTTCCGTTTGCTATAGCCGTGTTGATAATCTCCTCCGCCCCTGGACAAGTCAGCGCCATTATGCCCTGGACGCGCTTTCGCTCGGCAGCCACCGGATCGGCTGTCTGATCCGGCTCCTCCGGCTCTTCCGCTTCCTCCGGCTCGCCTGGCTCCTCTGGCTCCTCGGCGTCCGGTTCGGCCACTGGCTCCTCCGGCTCCTCGGCATCGGGTTTCGCCTTTGCCGTTGCCAGCAGTGCTCCTGGCCAGACGTTCATCGCTGCCAGATCGACCTCCAGACCATTGATCGCATATCGCGATCCGGCCACGTTTGTCACTGAGATCGGAGTCGCGATCGTGTCGACAAATCCCAACCGCTGCGCTTCAGCAGCACCCATCCACGTCTCAGCTTGCATTAGCTCCGCCAATTTGTTGGTGGGCAGCCCCGTTTTATCGGCATAGACGGTGACTATGGTGTCCCGTAGCTGATCAGCCATGTCAGCATACGCCCGTAGCTGATCTCCATCTCCACCTGCGTAAACAAACGGGTTGTGGATCATCAACATAGCGTTACCGGCCATCACGACCTCATCGGCTGCCATCGCTATGATCGAGGCCGCTGATGCAGCCAGACCGTCGATATACGTCGTGACCGTGGCCGCGTGTTGTTTGAGCAGATTGTAGATCGTCTGCGCAGCGAATATCTCGCCGCCTATCGAGTTGATCCTGACGTTAATTTCTGTAACGTCTCCGAGAGACTCTAACTCGTCGGCAAACTGTTTTGGATAAACGTCATCGTCTACCCAGGCTGTCCAGGCGTCTGCGGCGATCTCGCCGTATATATACAGCGTGGCCGCAGATGACCCATCGGCCAGAGCGAAGTTCCAAAATTTGTTACGCTGTTTCTCCGCCGTTTTCGGCATTGTTTTCCTCCTGTTTCGGTATATTTGGATTGCCGGTATCGGCCAGCCGACCCCATTCGACAGCCTGTTCCTGAATGATGTCGTCGAAATCCAGCCCCGCAATCTCCATTGCCTCTTTAGCATGGGTCGATAGGCCGCCGTCGATCCGCAACTGAGCCGCCCGAACCTCGTCAGTCGGATTCATCTGGCCCATGCTCTGACCGTGCCACTGGGCATCACGCCAGGCTGCAGCCACCGCATAATCGTCCCAATAGCCCGGCGCCTCGATCCTGCCCATCAGCAACCCCTCCTCAAGGATCGCCTGGGCGATTGGAGCGTTGAAATCGGATGCGAAAACCGACCTGTCCATCCGAATCCGCTTATAGAACTCCAGCATCGCAGCCCTGGCTGCCGTATAGGTCGAGGTAAATTTCAACTGCAACAGCTCCACCGGCACGTCAGTTGCAGCCCCGATCTCCCGACACACGCTCTCGATGAAAATACCGAACTGTGCGTTGGGTCTCGCCGGGTTCACCACCTCCGCCTTCTCGTCAGGGTTGAGCGAGATCATCGTCGCCGAGCCGATCGGCAGTTCATACGGCGCAGTGTCCGACTCCGCCGGGTTGTAGTCCCCAGCCGAGTTTCCGTCTGCTGTGACCCCGATCTCCTCTGCCGACAGTCCTGTATCTCCGATAGGACTCTCCAGCGACTGGCTCGTCACCAGCACGGTTATAAATGCGGAGATCACGGCAGCGGTCAACTCCGCCTCGCTGTAGCGCGACAGTTGTTTGCAGCTATCAATCACAGGAGCCAACACAGGCACTCCTCGATACTGGTCGCTGCGCTGTCGAGCGATCAGATGCAGCACGTTTACTCGTCCGCTCTCCTCGCCGACCACCGGAACCCGCGTCCACTGCGGTCTACCGGCCATATCTCTGCTGAGTGGGTGAGTCGATCGGATGTGATAGGCCACTACTCTGCCTCCCGCGTCCACCTCGACCCCGTCGTGATACAACGGGTTTTTTTCCGTGCCGGGCGGGTTGCAGACTCGATCCGCCTCGATCAGTTGGACGCGCAGACCGTAGGGTTGCTCAGACGGCTCGGCCATCGACAGCAGCGCAATACAGTCCCCGTTCATAATCCACGACATATACGCTAGTTGTTGCAATTCGTCGTAGGTGTCCAGGCCGGTAGATTCGCAGTCCCGGCTGCGACCCCACAACAGAAACTCACGCTCTCTGATGCGCGACCAGGCGACCGCCTCATCAGCAGTCAGCCCCAGCACTTCGGCATCCGGCGTAGATCGCATCCTAAGCCCTGGGCCGATCACATTGACCACCCTGCGGTTCATCACAGCCGTGGCCATCGGCGTGTTCATAAACAGGTCGCGGGATCGCTGCCGTAGAATCGGCAGGCTCGCGTATATATCCTCTCGCGGACTGCCTCCCTGCCACCTCCAGCCCTTGGCCCAATTTTTGCGCGTCGATCCGCCGCCCTCTGAGTAGCCGGTGTTAGTGACCTGTTTGAGCAGTCTCAGCCTCGCCCTGGCCTGCTGGCGCCTCAGCGCCCCCACCGGATTAACGGTCTCTATTATCCGATCAAATACGCTACCAATCATGCGGTACAAACCTCTGCATTCTCGCGCCTCGCCGCCGACCCGCGCTCAGTCGAGCGACCTCATTTTCGTAGTAGCGGACTGTCGCCCGAACCTCTGCCAGGTTCGCCCTGGTCAGGCTCCGGTTGCCCACTTGATAAGTCTGGCCGGTAGCAATCGCTCGCAGTGCGCCCTTCCACAGATTGAGGTCCTCGATCGCCTC